AAGACTGAACGTGCTTGAAGAAATTTTAGAAGAGACAGAACGCAAGGTTATTATTTTTGCGTTGTTCAGATCCAGTATCGACTCTATAATCGCACACCTTACTAAAGCCGGTTATGGCGTGGACACAATTCATGGTGACGTGTCTGCGGGTAAGAGAGCTACGATTATTAAAGACTTTCAAACCACAGATAAAATCAAAGTTCTTGTAATGCAACCGCAAGCTACGGCACACGGGATTACCCTAACCAAAGCAGATACTGTTGTATTTTTCGGACCCCTTATGTCTGTTGAAATGTATACACAATGTATTGCTCGTGCAGATCGTAAAGGACAAGATGCAGAGAAGGTAACTGTGATTCATATAGAGTCAAGCCCTATCGAGAAAAAGCTATTTAAAGCAATGAGTACCAAAGTTAACGATCACGCAATGTTAACTGCTTTATTTGATCACGAAGTAAAAAATAATTAAAAGGAGGTTGTAAAACGAATTTTTATGGTGTAGAATTGTTAAACATTAGACAAAAAGAGGAGAAGAAAAATGAGCGATTCACAGGATGAAGTGTCGGCGATCCCTTTGGATAAGTTGGCAAAAGTGTATAGGAAAATGCAAGCGAGGATTCAAGAATTAACTACTGAGTATGAAAATCAAATTGAGGGTATCAAAGCTCAACGAGATGAAGTTAAGTCAGTACTTAAAGATAGAATGCTTGCACTCGGAGTCAAGTCTGTAAAGACTGATCATGGCACAGTATCGTTAACAACAAAGACACGATACAACGCATCAGATTGGGACGCATTTAAAGAGTTCGTAAAAGAACATGATGCGCTTGATCTTTTTGAGAGACGTATTGCACAAACAAACATGGCAAAGTTTCTTGAAGAGAATCCCAAACTACTACCCCCCGGTTTGAACTCACACAGTGAGTTTGATATTTCAGTTCGTAAACCAACGTAAGGAGAAGAGATGAGCAATATTGCTTTATTTGATGGGGCTAAAGCCCCAGCGTTTGCAAAACAACGTACAGGTAAATCTGCATTAGCAGAGGCATTAGGTGGAAGCGCAGACTTTGGTAAGCGCATATCTATTAAAGGCGGTGTATTCCGTTTGATGTCTAGTGGGAAAGAAATTGCTAACATTGAAGAGCGCTATCTTGATGTAGTGTTTGTTAATGCCGCACCTAAGACAAGTCGTATTTGGTACGCTAAAGCGTACGATGGAGATGCAACAACTCCTGATTGTTGGTCTGCTGATGGTGAAACATCTAGCCCTGATTCTAAAGATCGTCAGTCTGAAAACTGTAGAGATTGCGCAAAGAATATAGCCGGTTCAGGTCAAGGTGACTCAAAAGCTTGCCGTTTCCAACACAGAGTTGCGGTAGTGTTAGCCAATGATATTAATGGCGATGTGTTACAACTGCCAGTTCCTGGAGCTTCTGTATTTGGCGATGCTGATGGTGACAACATGCCTTTAAAAGCATACGCTCGTTGGTTAGCGGCTCAACAGATTGATCCTGAAATGGTTGTGACTCGTATGAAGTTTGATACCAAAGCAGAATCACCTAAGTTGTTCTTTAAATCCATGAAGTGGTTAGAGCAAGAGGAATACGATGTTGTGTTACAAAAAGGTAAGAGTCCCGAAGCACTTGCGGCAATTACATTCTCTGTAACAAAAGTAGATAAAGTTGCGCCTCCGATTGCGATTGAAGGTAAAAAACCCGCTAAGGTAGCAGAACCCGAGATTACTGAGGACGAGGACGAAGTCATTGCTCCTGCACCTAAGAAGGCGAAACCCAAGGCGAAGGTAGAAGTCGTGGCAGACGATGAAGTCGACGAGCCAGTTGTCGTTAAGCAAGAGAAGAAAGCACCTGCGGTACCCCCCAAGGCGAGTTTAGCTTCAGCGATTGATGATTGGGACGATTAAATGGCATATTCACCGAAAGTTATCGCAACGGTGAAGAAGGCGCCCAAGACTCTAGGAAATCAACTAGGGCGATGGGCGATCCATCTCGAGTTCCCCGTTACAAAAATCGCTAGGGCTACTGGTGCAACTCGCCAGTCTGTATATAACTGGTTTAATGGTGGCGAAGTCTTTGTCGCATACCGCCCAGTTGTTGAGTCCCTCCTAAAAATATTACAGACGTCACCTACCAAGGAAGACGCGTGGAGAAAAGTATGCAAGTCATTCCGCCTAGAAACCTAAGTAATTCTGAATTGATTCGTTATGCCGCTGATGTGCTTGCATACCAAGTTGATTTGCCATTAAGTGTACAAGTAGAATTATTAAGAAGGTTCTCGGCACTTAACCCTGCGGACACATTTCCGCCCAAAGATCCAAACCAACAAGAACTGTTCCCCCAATAAACCCAAGGATACGCATGACTCCGCAAGAATTTCTGGCGGCTGTACTTCCGTCTCCGGGGAATGGGTTGTACTGCGCCGTAGAATTAACAAAAAACAAAGAACACGCTTTTGCTGATAAGGTAGAAGAACTTGTTCCTCAAATAGATACTTGGCATGCCAATGAATGCGATGTGTTTTTTGCTTTATCAACTTTTGATAGACCTGAACGCAAAGCTGAAGCGGCACAAAGTATTAAGGCTTTCTTTATTGACATGGATGGCTACGCTACCAAAAAGGATGCGGGCTTTGCACTCGCCGCTTTTGCGGTTAAGACGAGCATGGACAAGTTGGGGCGACCCTACATTGTTGGCTCTGGCGGTGGACTTCATGTCTATTGGGCGTTGACCGAAGCTATCCCAGTAAGTGTTTGGAAACCTGTTGCTGAGAACTTTAAACGTCTTTGCAAACAAGAGAACCTTAATATTGACATGACGGTTACTGCCGATGCGGCACGCATATTGCGAGTACCGGGAACAAGTAACTTTAAAAAGAAATATGGCACACCACGTCCTGTTAAGTTGCTCAATTCTGGCGACACGTTATCTTTTGATGACTTTAAAAGCTGGGTTGAGCGACATATCAAAGAGGAATTTAAAGCTCCTGAAATAGCTCTGCCCGGCAAACGTCCTGAGCGTAAGACTGCATCAGCGGTTAAACTGATTGAAAATTCAAAGAGTCTCTTTGCGCCTCTCATGGAAGAGTGTGGGCAGATCAAAGACTACATTGCCAACGCTCAAGAAGACGGCAAGGAACCCATTTGGCGTGGTCTACTTTCATGGACAAAAGTGTGCGAAGATGGTGAGGAACATGCACTAAGTTTAAGCGCCATGCATCCATACAGTGAAGAGCGGATGCGCCAGAAGTTGGCAAATATTAAAGGTCCTTATGCGTGTATTAAGATGGACAGTGAGAATCCTGGCATCTGCGGGAAGTGTCCACACTTTGGCAAGATCACCAATCCATTGATATTAGGGAGAACCCTAGCTAAAGATAATACTGCCAAGATAATCCCAATCACGTCTGTAGAAAAGCCCGTAGAAGATTTTGATGAAGAAGTTGAATTTGGTCTAAATGAAGAGGCGGAATTAGAAGAAATCTTTGACGCGCCTCCCGCCGTGTACAGACCTGAACCTCCAAGAAATTACAGTTACGGAGAGAATGGTGGTGTGTACTGCGAGAAGACTGAGAAAGATGTGGACGGCAAAACTTCTACAAGAATGATCGAGTTGGTTCCCTATGACTTGTTTGTGGTTGACTTGTTAAAGCTTGAGAATGAACACATGATTCATATGGCGGCAGTTAGACCCAACAAAGTAGAGACGTTTACGTTCCCCCAAAAGGCGGTGGTTAGTAAAGACGATACCTTAAAGAACCTTGCGACACACAACATACTTGCTTCACACGGGGCGGGTAATGATAAGAACCTTTACGACTATGTCCGTGCTTGTGCAAACGAAGCTTCAACTAACAAAAAACCAATCGAAGTCCCGCTTCAATTTGGTTGGCAAGATAATGGCTCATTCGTTTATAACCATAGGGTTTTCACTAAGGATGGCAAAGAAACCACAATCCCAATGCCAGGCTTGGAGAATATCAACCGCAATACAAATAAGATGGGTAACTTAGACGATTGGCGTCAGGTTTGGAACATATTTGTTGAGCGTAAGATGTACCCACTTTTAGCTAATGCTTTGGATTCTTTTGGTTGCCCATTGATGAGGTTTACTGAGTATGAGGGTTTTACTTGGGCACTTACTTCTAAGCTATCAGGTACAGGTAAATCACTTACGCTAAGCGCCAAGGCGGGAGTTTGGGGTCACCCAATTATGTACAGGACTGGTAAGGGAACATCGCCAGTTGCAATGCAACAAAGAGCCGGTTTGCTAAAAAGTTTACCCCTACTGATTGACGAGATCACATCGACTCAACGTGCCAATATGGAGTGGGCACCTGCCTTTATTTTTGACTTTGCAGAAGGTCAAGGTAAGGAACGTATGGATGCATCTGTAAATAAAGAACGTTTAAATAATACTAACTGGGCTTCTACTTGCACGCTGACATCCAATGAGGTGTTAACAGATTACATGGCGGGGGCTAGAAAGTTTAGCTCAAATGGTGAGCTTCTTAGAATGCTTGAGTGGAACCCAACTGAAAAACTACAATGGAGTGCAGAAGAACGTATAACTTTAAAGAAATTAAAACGCAATTACGGCGTAGCCGGAGAAGCATGGGTGCGTTGGCTTGTTAGGAATCAAGACGTTGCTGAACAAATGGTGCAGAAAGTTTCTGTAAAGTTAGGTAAAGAAATGAATTTTACAGATGATGAG